ATTTGCCTAACAGGGCATACGCGTCGTAGTATCCATCTGCAATGATGAGTATGTCGTCCCCCACGTGCATGCTCCTCATGTCAGCAATCTCCGGGGCACAGGCATAAATGTACGCGAAATTGAGCACCGAGTTGATGAAAGTCGTGGCCCTGTGCCCGCTCATCAGCGTTCCGGCGATGGGATCGTGACTATCCGTTCCGGGGTTGTACATGTAACTGTTATGGAAACTGCGGCACACCTTGTCAGCCAAGATGCTCGTGTGCCCGATGTGGGAGAACAACTCTTCGAATATCATCACCATATTCTCGTTCGAATGCCTCGAGTTGAAGTCATCGTAGTCAAGCATCACGTTGACGCCTCCACGTTGCCTCATCCGCTTTATCCGCCTACCCATACCGTATGTACCTGGTTTGCCCGGGTCCAGAATCACGCGTTGGTTGAACCACGCCCTTTCAACGGAGTTCAGAAAGTACTCAAAGCAGAAATACGTCAGCGAGTCCCCGGCGTATATGAAACGCGTCTTGCCGGCTTCCAGCTTCAGAGATTGTGCGAAGTACGATTTGCCGTCCCATGAGGTGAGTATCTCGTCCTCGACGTGCTCAGCAAACACTTTACGATGTAGACGAGTCCCCTTAAGAGTGCTGTCTGACATACGCAATTCCGGGTGGAGGCGTTCGATCGTCCTAGAATGCGAGCCGTTCACGCACCACAACCACCTCTTGGACCAGAAATCCTGGATGTCAGGGAGCTCAAACTCATTTCTGAGCTCGTTGTTGTAAACGTAGCGAACGCCTTTGCGCAGCCTCGTTGGGTCACAGTTGTGAACTTCCTTCTTCACTTTATCCGGGTCACATCTGTATCTGCGCTCTTCGACCGCCCCGTCCGCAGGTACCCCCCGTCCTTGGAGACATTGGGCTTCGCATAACATCGCCCCTATCAGAGTTCCATTCGCCCCACTACTCTTAAGTACAGTAGTGAGGTGCTTGCAATCTGACGGAGCTAGGACTAAACGTGCCGCTAACTCCATGCCCTTATCCACATGCTGACACAGGCCAAAGCCCGCCAAGCCACAAGCGGTAGCTTGGTCGTCCG